TCCCACGCCGATGCGATCTCGCGCCGTGCTGCCCGTTGCGATTCCAACTTCGGCATCCACACCAATCATGGATTGATTGAACGTCGAGTTGCCCGCGACTTCGGCGTATCCGATCACGCCCCACATATTGCCGGTCGAAACGCCCCCGGTCTCCGTACGGGTACCGCCAACAACGCCAACGATGCCGCCGTTGGTCCCGGTCGCCTTGACTAAGCCATCGATGGCGAAGTGGTTGGCTGATCCTCCTGTAGCAGTATAGTTGACCTGGAGCCCTGTAGTCCGATCGGCGATCTGCCCAAGACTATCAACTGTTCCGGTTACGGTTTGCGTGCCCGCGGTGACCGAGATTTGGTTGAGATTGATTGGACCGGCAACGGAGCCGCCGTTTGGCGTGCTCTGAGTGACAATTGCGGCCTGCCCGTTCGAGGCAGCAGTCGGAGTAATCGTGAGCGCCCCGGTCATCGTATCGCCGGCCTTGAGCACCCGCAGCGAGTCCGCCGCGGCCTGCGCAGTTGAGACCGGCTTATTTACGTCGCTGGTGTTATCGACATTGCCAAGCCCGACATCCGACGATGTGAGGGTAAACGTGTGATTTGCATCCCACGCCGGGCCGTCAACGAGCGCCGTCGAGTCTGCTGGCGCGCCCGTAAGTGTCGCATGCTTGATTGAGCCGGTCATTCAGCGACCCACGCGCCAATGGGCCGCGATTTGTTGTCCCAAACGCCACCACGCGGGTTCATCGAGAAGATATATTTCCCGCCGAATGATGCATGTGAAAATACGTCGCGAGAGAAAACCCGCGTCGGGGTAGCTTCTACAGTCCACGAACTCGCGTTCTCGGTCTTCGGCGTCCACGTCGTCATGGCGTCGGCCCCGATGGGCGCATTACAAGGGGACCGGAATTGAATGTCGCCGTCAGTCCGAGGTTGTTCAGCGCGTCCATAGCGCTCTGATAGCCCGCGCTCCATGTTTGAAGGCGGCCGTCTTCCTTGATGTAGGGAGCGGTATGAAGAAGCGAGCCATAGAGATAGAGATCGGGAGCGAGCGATAGAAGCCAGTTCGTTGAATTGCTCGCTAGCGCCGGAATGTTCCGCCGGTACACCATCTCGACCGTGTAGTCAGAATCCGGCGTGGGGGCCAATTCGATTTCAGAGCCGAAGATCGTGAAGTAAACGGGCTGGCCTGCGGAATCGCCAATCATGCGGCGATATTCATCCATCGACGCGCCGGGAAGAAACTCAAGGCGAGGCTTGCCGGTTGCACTGGAAAGCCTGATGCGCCGCATGGACTGGAAGTCCGATGGAAGTGCAATAAACTCCGGTTCATCTTCCGTAGTATCCAGCGTCGTCGTTGACCGCTGCTCCATCTGAGGGACAAATAGCGAGCGGTTTGCTTGCGCCTCGAAGAACTGAACGAACGTCGGAATGCGCGCAATCAGGGTCGCGTCCTGATCCCGCGCCAGCCATTCCGTCATCGCGGTCTGAAGATCAGTATAGGTGCTGATCACGCCCAGCCCCGGATGATGGTCGGCTTCTTATCAGTCCGCAGATAGGCATATTCAGGGTCTTGGAGTTTCTTCCAGACGAGGCGATCCCACTCCTCGCTATACATGCGAAGGGTGACATTGCCGCGCCTGTGCTCGTCGTAGAACCATTGAAGGGCAACCGTGTTGGGGATGCGCGCGAAACGCCGCCCCCACTCTCGCGTTGCTTCCTCTGAGCGATCATCGCTGTTCTGTTCAAGGATCGGCTCTACGTCCTGCACGTTCACGAACGTCAGCATCTTCTCTCCGTCATCGACGAAGAGTTTGCGGACAACATCGTTCATTGCGTGATTTCGACCACCGACACGGTTTGGATCGTCGGGGAAAAGATGGAAATCTTCTGACCCGGCGTCACAGTCACGTAGTTTTCCCAGTTCGGGATCACCATTGCATCGGTAACCGCGGCGGTTGGGGTCGCTGCGGGATCGCCAATCTTCATGTAGCAAACCGCGCCCGCGCAAACCCTGATCTGATAGGTCTGGCTTCCGAACGCGCTTGAGACAGCCGCCGTCGATGTCGTGGCCACAGCGACGTTATTGACAGTGCCGAGCCGCGCGCTATCGACCCTTAAAAATCCGGGCATTCAATCCTCCAAAGGGGAAAACGGCCCGCCGTAGCGGGCCGCTGTTTTGTTAGACCGTGCGCGTGATGACGGCATAGAAATGAAGGACACCGCCAGCGGTGCCCGAGCCCGTCAGCGCGGCCTTGATGACATCGCCCTCAAGACAGGTGTTCGCGCCCGTGATAGTCGAGTTGGCGGCCACGCCGTTGGCTACAGTGCCGGATACCGCGGCAGCATCGAGATCGCCGATTGCGGAGCCGGACTGCGTGATGACCCAGGAGCCCCCCGTAACGGCGGTGCCGGCAATCGAGGTCGTTACCGTCGCGTCAGCGGTTGCAAGAACGGCACCGAGCATGGTGCCCATTTCCTTGACCGTACCCTTGAAGGGGGCGCGGATGACCGCTGCCTTGCCGGTGGAGCAGTCGGTCGCGGCACCCGCGACCATGACCTCCTGCAAAGGATGGTAGATAGGAAGAGCCATTTAAGCCTCCAAAAAAGAAGGGGGCCGAAGCCCCCATAAGGTTGAATGGACTCTTACGAGCTGGTGAGATCGAACACGCCGCCGGAGGCTTTCTCTTGACGCGCCTCAAGCGTATATTCCGACAACACGGTCTTGGCGTCGGTATCGCCGGTCTTGGCCAGCATGTAGGACAGGAAATTGCGGCCCGGCAACGAGGCGTAGGCCCACTTGTCCATCTGCAAGATCAAGCAGTCACGAACGCGCATGAAGAGGTTTGGCACCGCCTTCAGCGTGCCGAAGTCGGAAACGTAGACCTCGACAGCCGCCGTGATGTTCTTCTTGGTCGCGTCCTGCGTCGGGGTTGCGCGGCCCATGAACATGGAGAACTCCTGTTTGTTGAAGGCACCCAACATGATCGTGTCCGGCTTGCCGCCGTTGGTGTAGATGGTCTTCAGAACGCCCTTGAGCTGGTTCTCGGTGAAGGCGCGCTGCGTGCCGTCCGTGCGCAGCGAGGTGCCGTCCGCCGCAGTCGGGTCAACGCCCGAAGCGCCCTTGTCGGTCGCGGTCTTGATCCACGACAGAACGTCAGCGAGCTTGCCGGCGGTCGAGGAGTTGCGGGTAACCTTGGCCTGATTGGCGCCGGTCAGGATCGCCTCGATGTCGCGGCGAAGCTCAAGACCCTTGAGCATCTGCTGATAGTCGAACTCATTCTCGCGACCGGCGGGATCGACCGACTGCTGCGTGCCGGTAACGCGCGGGGTCTTGCGCGAAATCTGGTGCTGGTTGCCGAGACGAACAGTCACGGTCGCCGCATCGGCGTTGTAGCTGTCGTCGCCTTCGAGCTGCGCGTTCGAGGTGGACGCGGCCGCAAGCGCTTGAGTCTGCCATTCGTGCAGGATGTTGGAAGACTTGACCTTATCGATGCCCGAGAAGAACGGGGTCTCGGTCGGGTCGATGCGGTAAATCTGGTCCGAGAGGTCTTCGCGGTTACCGACCGCAACGGTGCTCGTGAGAGCGGAGGTAGCGAGTGCCATTGATTTGCCTTATCTGGCGACGGTGCGTTTCAGTCGCGTCAGGTCTGCTGCGAGCCTGATCGCCTGGTTGCCCGTGGCCTTTGAGAGTTGGGATTCGAGGTTTTGGATTTGGAGCGTCACGGACGGATTACCGCCGCGCGCCACTCCGGGGCGCTGAACTGGGGGAAGAGGTTTCGTCGCAACGGCCTTCGGGGCCTTGAGCATGTCGCGATACTTCAAGCCGTCAGCAATGAGCTTCTGGATTGCCGCGTTGGACAGGATTTCGTGTCCGGTATCGTCGGCATACCATCGGGAGAGCTGATCGTTCTTGAGTCCGAGATCGTCGGTAAGCATGTTGACGGCGCGTTCACGAAGCTCGCTCGCCTTTTTCGGATCGGCCATCTCTGGCACAAGTTCCACCAAAAGCTTGTTCTGCTCTGCTTCGTATGACGCGCGCTTGCCGAGCTTGGCTACAGCTTTTTCACCATTTAGCCTGTCCAGTTCGATCTTGTTTGCGTTCAATTTCTGCTGGAGCGTCTGCCATCCGGTAAGATAGGCTTGTAGCTGCGCCGCCCTCGTGACATCGCCTTCGTTAGCGGCTTGCATGATGGCGTTCGAAATAACCTCAACATCCGCCATCGATTTGATGCTCGAATATTGCTGCGAATGCACATCCTGAAGCGCCTCTTGAGCAGCCGTCAGTTGGGCGTGATACTGTTGCTTTAGTCCTTCCGCCGCTTCACGCTCGGCCTGTGCGGCTTTGCGCTGGTCAGCGATTTCGTTCTGACTGCGGCGAAATTCGCGGTCGCGTTCCTGTTCGCGGGTGTGCAAGTATTCTTGCGTTTCGCGAGGCAAGGAAGCAAATCGCTCCTTTTCTGCCTTGGTCCAAGACCTCGGAGGCTCGATGGGCGGCAGGTCGTCTGCCGGGTCGGGTTCCTGCGTCTCAAATTCGCCGGGGGGCTCCTGTGGAGCGTCGGCATCAGCCTCAACGGCTAACTCTGGTTCTTCCGCGGTCGCCTGTGGGGCGCTCTCTGCGGGCGGCGGCTCGGTCTTTGCGCGCCTTGCTTCTGCCAGCATCCGGGCAGCTTCGGAAACGGTCATGGCAGCGGGGGCGTCGGCAGGCAGTGCATAGGACACCACCTCCGCGACGGGCGCAGAGTCTTCAGACATAAATTTTCCTTGTGTTAACGGCCGAAAATTCCGCGTTTTGGTTCGCGAGCCGCAATCAGATTGTTCAACTCAACCTCGGCCAGTTTGCCATTGTTGAGCATGGTCTGAAGGTGCCGTTCAACCTCGCCTACAAGCCGATGGGCCTGATACAGCGTCTCTCTTGCTGGTCCCTGGTCAACTGTCGTGGCCAGCAGCTTCTCTGCATATGCGCGCTTTAGCTCGGCAAAGGCTGCTTGGAGCGCCTCATCGTTGAGAAGCGTCTGGGCCTTTGAGCCATCGATGCGGGCCTTAAGCAGCCTGTCTTCGTCGGCCATTCATCATTCCCCTTAGCTTCTCGCGCACGTTCGCAATCGAGGGCGACCAATCATCCTGCTTGCGCTGCCGGATGACTCGTGCGCTGTCGTACCAAGCCGTCTTCTCGCTATTCCTGTTCCATCGCCAATCGGCGGCAGCGGTCGTCAGAATAAATACCGGCTTGCCCAGTGCGCCGGCAAGGTGTGCCACCGCGGTATCGACGCTGATGATCACATCCAGCGCCTTCACCACCCGCGCCGTATCGCTCCATGTCCCCATGAACGGGTCGAGATTGGCCACGAAACCGTCATAGCCAAGCAGCGTCGGATCGATCGATCCCTTCTGAAGCGAGTAAAACGCAACGCCGGGAAGATCGAACAGCGGGCAATACTCACTGAAGGCAAGCGAACGATGAACGTCCATCCCATATTCAGGATTGCCCTGCCACACCAAGCCCACATTGAGAGCGCTACGGCTCGGGATATTCGCGGGCCGGGCGTCAAAGTATGGCTTGCCGCTTACTGAACGGTAGTCGATACCGACGCGCCAGGGGACCGACATTGATCCAGTGACATAATCGCATTCGAAAGGTCCGGCTAACTCCACAATATCGTCGATGTCGATGTTGCGCGCGACCAGCTCCAGCAAGCCGGGAGCGGCGCCAGCAAGGAGAACCTTGGCTGCGCCCAACTCGCGAAGCCTTGGGATATATCGACAGAACTGAATGAAATCGCCCTGCCCCTCTTCGTGAAAGACGAGGATTGTTTTGCCATTCAGGTCTTGACCCCCCCAATAGACGACATTGGCCGGCAGCTTCTGTTGGGCGACGAGCTTGCCGCCGTTCAGCTTTAGCTTCAGGTCGGCGCACTCGCGCCGGATTTCGAACATCTTGAAACCCGCCTGAAGATCGCCTGACGCTAACGTGGCTATCGCGGCGTCCTTCAGGATATTGATATCGCCGGTCGCATCGAATGCCCGGCGGTAATAATCGCAAGCCTTGTCGTTTTCGTTCAGCGCGCGATAGGCAATTCCAACATGATGCAGGAAGCGCCCCCTCCAGTCGTCATCGACGCGCGGCAAGCCCTTCAGGTACAGCTTTAGCGCCTGCTCGAAATGCCCGGTCCTGTGCAGCGCCGAGGCGTAGTTGAACAGCGCGGATATCTCGTTGGGCGCGACCTCATAGGCTCGCTTGGCGAGGGGCAGATAGTGCTTCCCGTTCTCCAGCTTCTCTGCGACGTTCGCATATTGGGTGACAAGGGCCTCGGGATCGTCGGGATTGCGAATCAGCGTGTTGGCTGCTGCGCGGTATTTATCGACGTTCATTGATCACGTTTTGTTGTTGAGCCGCTGCCTGATCATACCAAAGATTACCAGAGCGTCCCGGAGACAACGAAAGACTACCAGAGACTACCAAAACAGATTCCAGTTCAGTCCGCTCGCGTCCAGCGCGGGCATTGACGAGAAACCCGAAGGGTGAGACAAACCGTATAGTGCTTCCCGCGAATATGCTTCGCGATCAATGGAGGCACTTATGAATCTCACTTTCACAGCGGCCGATCTTCCCACCCCTTCTTTTTGGGACGAGAATCGTTTCTTCTTTATCTCCGACCAATGGATCAAGCTTCGCTACGCGGTCCTCTCAAAGAGAGGCAACCAATGCGAATGCTGCGGGCGCTCGTGGTCGGTTGGCAACCCGCTACAAGTGGACCACATTCACCCGAGGTCGCTCTACCCTCATCTGGCCCTCGAAGAAGAAAACCTTCAAATTCTCTGCCGGGAGTGCAACCTCGGCAAGTCCAATACGGACACCAAGGATTGGCGGAGGGCCGCATGATTTATCCGTCCGGAGTGCCGCCACCTATGCGGCCTCTTTTTCCACTTTCACGTTTTCCAGCGTCGGGTCTGTTTCGTGGATCGCCAGCACGTTCATTCCGTTCGGCATCACGACATAGCCCGCACTGCGAAGGGATTGGCTTATCGCGGCCTTGTCGGACTTGATCGTTTCAATGAACAGAATGGGCTTGCAGCGCTGAAGCGTCTCTTTAGCGCCTTCTAGGGCTTCGGCTTCCATCCCTTCGAGGTCGAGCTTTATGAGGTCGCAGCGGGCAAGATCGCAAGAGTCGATTGTTCGGACTCCAACTGTTTGTGAAGGCCTGGAGTAATCCAGATGTTGTCCGATATTCTCACCGCCGACGCGCGCTCGGAGTTCCAGCGATCCGAAGCTGGATTGCTGAGTATAATCGGGCTCCGGAAATGCAATATTACCCCTCTCTGCTCCAAGGGCCGCCCAATGCGCTCTAGCATTGAAGCAGTTTTGCAAAGTAATGTTCCCAGCCAGCGCATAAAATAACCTCTCCTGAGCCTCTACCGCGACAACTGAGCCCCAACCGCGCATGAGCTTGGCCCACTCAAGCGTGTGAACTCCGATATTCGCGCCTCCGTCAAGCGCCACAACGCCAGCGCCAAAATGATTGCGGCGGCAAACAAGCAGATTTCGAAGGGATTCCACGTCTCGCGGCTCATAGCAGCCGTTCTCCATAATCTGCGCGCCGACGCCGTAGAAGTCGCCCGTGAAGGTGTGGTTATAGTCCATCCGATTGACAAGCATCGGGCCATGGTCTGACGAGACGAGGCAGAACGCGATCACTTGCCACCCTTCGCCTTCGGAGCGCTCTTCATCTGCTCCATCTTCTGATCGTGCTGCTCGGCGCCGGCAGCGACCTTGAACACGCCCGCAGCCATCGCCTGCTGATGCTGCTGCGCGCTCTGGTGCATGCTCTGCTGATGCGCCTCGCGCTGCATCTCAAGCTTGGCCGTCTCAAGTTCGCGTTGCAGGTTGAACTCCAGAATTGCCAGTTCCTTCTTGAGCTGGAAATCCTGCTGAGACTGAATCATCTCAGCCTCGGTCTTCTTGTTCTGCGTTGCAATGTCGGCCTGTGCCTGCGTAGCCTCGATCTGGGCCTTGCGCTGGTCCGCCTTCTCGTCAAGCTGGGCCTGCATGCCCATCTTTTGCTGGTCGGTCTGCGCCTTGACTTGCGCGACCTGGACCGCCTCGGGCGGAGGCGGCGGCTGCGGCGGGTTCTTCAGCGATCCATCCGGATTCTTCGCGCTCGGATCGGCAAAGAACTTGTCCGGGTTCTTGTGCCCGGTCAGCTTCACCAATTCGGTTGCGGTATTGAACAACTGCGCATCGGGGACCATGTGACCCTTGCCGCCAGCCAAAAGCTCCTTCTGGAAGGTCGCCAATCCCATCATCTGCGCGTATTGCTGCGCCTTGTCGCCCGTCCCCAATCCGACATGGATTGTCATGTCGTTGCGGGTCTTCCAGTTTCGCGGATCGACCGAGACCCATTGGTTGCGAAGCCGCACAGTCTGCGCTTCTTGCCCATGCTTCCTGATCGTGCCGTGCAACAGCGAAAAGATGTCCTTGACGCCCTCGGCGATGACGCGCGCAACAAGCTTCATCCGCATTTGCGAGGCCGAGAAGACCTGAGCTACCGCCGTAGCGCTCTGGTTCTGCAACGCGTTGGCGTCGAGGCCCTGCGATTGCTGCGACATGCCGGTTCTGGCCTCACGCGTCGCATCCCAATACTGCAACGCAGGAAACACGGACGGCGTGATGTCGGGCACGGTTTGCCACTGAATGGCCGCCGCAGCGTCGCCCTTCACCCGGATAGGCGCGCCCTGACGCACGGTCAGCAAGTCATCAATCGTATTCGGGCCAGCGCCACTCTCGGAAACCACAGGGCGTGGCGCGTTATGCAAATAGAGGTTATCCAGCATGCCCCGCACAAGGGCCGTCTTGATGCGCTGGATGTCCATGACCAGATCGGCAACCGACCGGCCGAAGAAGCGATGCGTAATCGGAACTGGCGTAGTCGCGGCAAACGGGATCGCGTCAATCGGATAAACGCAGTCCTCCGTTACATCCTTGTCGTCCTTCTCGACGGTCTTGCGGAGGATTTCGCCCTGGTTGCCGCCCGTGATGACCATGTACAGGGCTGGAACGCCGTTGCCCTCATAGTCAATCCGAATGTAGTGCTCGGTAATCAGAACGATGCGGGCCGCGCTATTGACGCCAGTCGTTGCGCTCTGATGCTCGAATATCGAGTCGCGGGCCAGCGTCTCGAGATTGCTCTGGCCAACATAGGTCGCGAGCGCCTTGATCTGGGTTTCGTCAAAGCCCTCCGCAATAAGCTGCGCCTCGGTCTTGGTGACGATATCGTGGAATGCGTAGTTGGCGTCCTTGATGGAGCGCGCGTTCTTTTCGATCCCGAACTCTTCAGGCGGTACGCCGAGCACTTTTGCGCAGGCGTATTTCTTGGTCGAAATAATCGTGACATCGTGGAGCATCGGCCCGACTTGGGCGTCAGGAACCATCGCATCCATCAGTAGCCCGCCTCTTGCATCGGCTTCTGACTGTGCTCAATGATCCTCAGCGTGCCATCCGATTGCTCGACCTCATGCGCCAAAATCGCAAACTGATCGTCGGATAGACCATAATAGGTCTCCCGTTCCTCCTGTTCGCGCTCTTCCCACCAGACCTTGACAAGTCCGGTTTTGCTCAACAGCGCATCCTTTATGAAGGAGTAGAGGACCATAAAGCCGGGATTCTGCTGCATGAAGACATGATTGACGTAATCGGTCTCTTGCTGCGCCGCGTCCTCGTCCTCCGGCCCGACCGGCTCGAACCTGACAACCTCGTCGGAACCCGCAAAGATATCCATGAGCTGGGGCATCATGCCCTCGATCACATCGGCCACGTCGGTCGAGACAGCGCGCGAGCGCCCGTCCATCGCCGGCATGTCTTTCTGCATGTTGCCGATGTAGTAGTTGAGCGCGTCCTCCCGTTGCGTGGTGACATCGCTGTCGGTCATCGAGGCAACCGCAGCCAACCGCTCGGCAGACAGGATTGGCTTCAAATCCTGAAGGGCCATCTTAGGCAATGCCAATCTCCGGCAATGCCATATCGTCCCAGAACGGGTTAATCATTCGGTTGCGGATTTCCTTGGTCAATACGCCGGCAATCGCTTTTGCGTTGTCGCCGGGCCTGAGAGTGCATGTAGAGATCGGCTCGCCGTCAGGTCCGATCATCGTAAGTTGATCGCTCTCAACGGTGTAGTAGCCGACAGTCATCCTGTTTGGTCCGATATGGACCGCGACGCTTTCAGGCGTAGCCATGAACCGGAAAGACGATCCTTTTGTTGAAGCCAGTCGTGTCGATCGTGCGATCAATTGTCATAGCCAAATATCGAAATGCGTCCGCCCCGTGAGATGTCCAGTCATGAAGCGGCTTGGTTTTCACAATATCTCGCTTGTCGTCATATTCCGCGCGGTACAACGTCAGGGCTTCGATGCCACGACTACACTTGGCTTGATCGAACCAGCATCGCGGGAGCAGCATAATCGCATTAGTGATGCCGTCCTCAACACGATGGTCTGGGGCGCGCTCAACGTTGGAGCTGCGGATACCCAAGCCCTCGATAAACTCAATCGTGGTTTTCCCCGTCTGCTTCTGCACGGCCCACGCGTCATGCGGGAAAATGTGCTTTTCGTAATTGTAGGGCTTGTCGAGAACCGCCTTGATATCGACCGCGATGTCTGAGCCCGTCCGCTCATAATAGTCGATCAGATGAATCTCGCGCCCGATGATCTGGAAGAACCAGACAGCCGTCGCATCCCGATAACCCAAATCCCAAGCCGTCCAAACGCGCGCGGCGGGATCATAGGGCACGCCGGTAATTTGCTTATTCTCGGAAAGCGTGGCCATTTGCTTGCCGTAATAGGCGCCGATAACCGCAGCCTCGAAGCTGCACTCGAACTCTTGCGCGTATTGCTCTTCGGTCAGGCCAGCTCGTAGACTGTCCAACTCTGAGGATGGAATAATCTGCGTATCGCTAGCTTTGAGCGTGAGACGGAACCAGTCGGATATCTCCAGACCGCCATCGTCCCGGTCGATCTTGTAAAACCAATCACGGCCCGCTGGCGTGCCGATGAAAGTGGCCCACCCCATACGGTCAGATAGCGTGGGCCGAATAACCTCTGGCCAAGCCCTTGGATCAATCTGGGCTGGCTCATCAATGATAATGCCATCGTTGTATAGCCCGCGCAGCCGCTCGTAGTTGTCAGCGCCGTAGAGCTTAACAATCGCTCCATTGGGGTATATGACGGTGAGATCACTTTCCCGCGCCTCGATCCCTGGAATTGGTTGCGAATAGTATTTCAGGTATCCCCAAGCTACGTCCTTCGCCTGCGCGTAAGTCGGTGCGATATAAGAATAGCGAGGTGGAGGAAACTTGCGATCATTCGTCAGCGCCGCCTTGACCAGCTCATTGATGCAGCCAACCGTCTTGCCAAATCGACGATGCGCAACAATCTTGGCAAAGCGTTCTTTTCGGTCGTGGTAGGCTTCGAATTGAGGGCGGGGCGTATAGGGGATTACTATTTCTTTTGCCACGAGATCACGATTGGACCGCCCTCGCCGTCTCCGTCATGCGGCTGCACTGGCTTTCCCCATCCGCGCTCGATCAGGGCCATGCTGGCACCCACTGACGCCCGGGGATTGTCCTTGCGCATCCAAAAGACCAGACGCTCAATCGCCTCCTCGGTGTGATTCCGCGCCAAAGATCGAATTTCAACAGTCGCTTTAGTCACTTAGCATTTCGCCTTTAGGCCGGCGCCCCATTCGTCAGCTCGGCCACCTCAGCCCTCAATGCGGCCGCCTCCTTGCTGGCCTTGTCAGCCTCCTGGAGGACGACGGCCGAGGCATCGGCGCAATCAGCAACCGCTCTCGCAGCGCCATCCCTTGCCTCTGCAAGCTTTGCTCTTGCGGCCTTTAGCTGTTCGCCGATGGTTGACATGGGTGGGCTCGTGATCTCGTTGATCTTCTGGATGTTGAGCTTGGCGCGGACCTCATCGTTTCCGGCCATCGGGCCTATCTCGATAGTCCGCTCGCCGATGTGGATAAGCTGGTTGCCGTTCGGGGCGTAGTTCAGCGTAAGGTCTTGAGACTCAGGGATGTCCCTTAAGGCGTCTTTCAGGTCTTGGGCGGACATGAGGTTTCTGACGAAACGGTAGGCGATGAGTCTGTTCGTGAGGCCGTCGAGTTCGCATGTAACGTCGCGATGATGAAGCCGCATTGGTTGCACATCAGATCCACAGCGCCGTTCATCTCGTCGGTTTTAAGGGGTTGAACCTCTTCGCAGTTTCCGCACCAGATTCGAGGATATCTGGTGAGATCAATCAAGCTGGATTCTTTTCCGGCGCGCCGACATTGATCAGGTCGCCGTCCTCGGTAAGCATAATGCCCGGCATTCCCAACCTAGCTTTGTCATTCGCGTTATAGGCTTCGTGCGCCGCCTGATCGCTCGGATAGAATGCGACACCCATTACTTCACAGGCCATCTGTTCTAGGGATTGCTCTGTGGGCTTTTCTTCTTTTCGCTTGAAGTCTCTGAGATAGAGGATTTGAGCGGTCATGAGACTTTCCGAAAGGTTTCGGGCGACGATCCGCGCAGGTTGGCGCTCTCGGCACATAAATGGCCGGTACACAGGGGGATGTAGCGCGTCGGTTTGCTTCGGTCGCCGCCCGAACGAAAAAGCCGCCCAGCGATTTCTCGCGAGCGGCTAAATGGTGATGGCGGCAAGGAATCGAACCCGCGACCTGACCCTTACGAAAGGACTGCTCTGCCAACTGAGCTACGCCACCGAAATCGGTTAGCGCGCCGTTGTTGCTCGAGCGGTCCTCATGGCGGTCTCCGGAAATCCAATTCTTGCGACGCTGGCAAAATACAGCAATCCATCCCGTGGTCAATGGTTTTGTACCGATCTGCATATTAATTCTTTGTAATCGTTCGCTGCTGCCCAGACCGTTCTTTCGCGAACCCATAGACGAACGCGAGCACATGCAGATGCCGGCGAACGTGCAGACCGAAATATTCCTCCCACGTTCTGCCAGCGAAACCGCGCCGTGCCGAGATCGCCGTGACCGCCAAGCCCATTATCAGGAAGTCGTGCATGACTGCCGAGCCGTCCGCACCAAGCTCTCTGTGTGCCTCCGCAAGCCGCCTAGCAGCCTCGCGCTGTTGCTCCGTGATCGGCTCGGGAGTCGCGCCGCCATCAACTGCCTCCTTGCCTGGATCAATTGCGCGCGGCCCGCGTTCCGCCGCCTCAAAGTCTCGCTGAAACGCGCGACCGCCCCAATACTGCGCATCGTCAATGTGCTTGCGAGCGTGCATCCCGGCCAGCGGATCGTTTCTCAATGAGCGCAGCGTCATGATCTTTGCCCCGGCCTCATAGGGATCGTCGATTTCAATTGGGGCAACGACTGCATTGCGAAGCAAATCGGTTGACCGCCTGTCGTGAACAAGCTTTGAAGGATCGTAAGGCTTTCCGCGGCGTCGGCGTGGTGATGCGTTCATGTGGTCCTCAGATCGAGCCGGGCGAGAAGCCGCGCTTCAGGTGTTCCGAGAGGTCTTTCAATCCCTGAAGGATTCGCGGATCAGGTGGCGCGGTCAGCCGAGGGTCGGGCAACTCTAGCGGCCTTTCCCGCCGTCGCTGCTCGGCGCCGTGCTCGGCCGCCCAGGTATCCAGCAGCTCGCGAATTGCAGCGATGTTGAGAAACTTGATTTTCGTAACGATCCCCTCCCTCCGATCAGCCGCTCTCGCGACGACTTCCGGGTGATACATCGACAAGTTCTCCACCAGGGCCGCCGCGAATTGCTCCGGGTCGCTCGCCGGGATTTCCGGGTAACAACCGAGAATTTTCTTGGCCGCCGCTGCGGCCTCCTGTGGCGAAGCTTTCAAGGTCATTGAGGATGCTTTCGGTTTGTCGTCTGCGGGTTTGGTGTTCGGTCAGGACAACTGGCGCGATGATCTTCGCCGGCCTGTCCTCCCATCGTTTTTGATTGAGGAACGTTGCCGGATTGAGCCATTGCCGGTCAGGGGGCTTGTCGCGGATATAATTCCGCGCACCGTCGAGAATTTCCTCGGGAGACACGCCGCTCCTGACGGCCGCGTTGTAGGCCCTGACGGCCGCGGGCTTACCAACCTTGTTGGGCCACTCATCCCAGAACGCACCGAAGCCCGAAGCCTCGCGCGCGCGATTCTCACTCTTCCTCTTCTCTATATCCTCTTTCTCTCTCTCTTCCTCTAGGCAAGCACGTTGCTTGCAGTCTGCTAGCGGCTCGCTAGCATCGAAGAAACCGGCGTCAATCAAAGGGCTTAGCGCGTCAGCCAAGTCGCCGCGCGTCATGGTGAGCCGGAACGCGATCTTGTCGAGAGATGCGTCAATAATTCCATCCTTGTACTCGCTTGCTAGCAGCCAGAGCATCGGCGCTAGCGCCTTGCTAGCAATCGGCAAGCAGATGTACTCGTAATTGGTCAGCAAGCTTTTGTGCAGCTTGATCCAGGATGGTTCGCGGTCCTTATAGTGCTGGAACTCGTTCCAGTTCTTGGGAGTCAGAATCATTCCGCGCCCCCGAACACTTCAAACTCCCAGCCTCCACCCCTGCTCTTCGCCATCTTCTTCGCAGCCAGAAACCGGAACGGATACATCTCGGCCGCGATCTTGATTTTCGCCCTGGCGTCGTCCATCCAAAAGCCCTTGACCTCGTGGCACTCCATCACGCCATCCTTCGCCATGACGGCATAATCCGGGGTGTAGAACGTGTTGTCGGCCAAGCGCAGCTTCAGGCCCTCGAACCTGTACCAGAGCACATCGCCGGCCACGTATCGCATCCGCAGCAACTCGCCGTAGCTCTCTTCTGTTTTGTTTTTCTTCCCGACAGGAAGGCGGCCGAGTGCGAAATGCTTCATGCGACGACATGCCCCCGCTCTATCGCCCACGCCCAACGATGATCAACGGCATCACCAGGACCGCGCCCGTGGTTGTAGGGCTTGCCGCCCTTGCGCCCGACCTTTGGGCGAAGCACGCTGTATTGCGATGCCAGCTCTGTCGCATAGGCGGGCCTGACGCCAAATGCCTTGCACAGTGCAAGGGCTTCGGCCGGATCGCGCTTGTAGGCCGCCAACATTTCAGCGCGCTGTGCTTCGCTGACCCTTGGCTTAGGCCCAT